GTGGAGCTAATGCTCTACCGGCACCGAGGTGCTTTCGAGCGACAGGCCGACCCCCGACGGGCCTAACCTGACTCACACGCTGTCGCCCTGCTCTCTGGAAGAGCCCCGCGACGACCCTAGCCTGTAACGTTTCACGCCAGCCCACTTTAGGTGTGAATGTGGGATGACTCCGCGGCCGATTTCTCGCCCGGTTCTACCCAACTTCACGAAGAAACTGTTTTCCGGTTAGTTTGGTTGTGGTACTTTGTGGCCCCTAGTGGACGGTGAAGCCCTCAGGCAACGCCGCGCCCCAGCGTCAGGTATTACTTGGCTCTTTACTCCATGCCCCGTCAGGCGGCATGGGCCCAAGCCCACCATTAACCAACCTCCCCTCCGGTCGCCAACCATTCAAACCATGGCAAGCTGACGTTACGCGTCACAGACAAGGGCCACGACAGCCCAGAAACGATGTGTTCCCCACGGAACTCATCCATCCAGTCCCAGCGAACAGCGGATAAATCCACTGTCCCAGTCAGAGCGCAAGCGCTCTAACTCCTGGATGCCTCTCTCTTCTTCCTCTGATCTCCAACTTGCTGGAACAAGAAAGAAATCAGCCGATTGACGTCGTTGATCGGATAACAACGGAACCCTTGAGCCGACGAAACTCAAGGAACTCTTACAGGGCCGGGCCCTGTAAACGTAACTCCGACGTACTTTCCCGCAGGACGGAGAAAATACGTCTCTCTTCAAACCTCCTATCCGTCCGTAGCTCCAAAAAGCGACTCGTAAAGCCTCCGCTTCTACGGACGTCGGATCCCTTCCTGTGATCCGAACCAACTCCTCAGGAAACTGATCATCAACAGATGGTTCAGGCAAGGCAGTCCAAGCACGACTGACCCTGAGGCCCCGCTCCCTTTTATAAGCGGGGTAGCCATAATGGCCAAGTTGGGATGGGAGGAAACCCCAACGTCTACCGATTCGTGCCCGTTGCCAGGCATCCACGAACCCAGGTTGAACGCACACGGCTTTCGCCATGTGCATCATCCCGGGGAAATCGGTTGTCGCTCCACCTCTCCGAAGATGGCGTACTTCACGCCATCTCCCACCTCTGCGGAGAAACGCAGTCGAGTTGATCTCGACGACGTTCTTAGCCCGAATCGTCTTATCATCGTTGAGCCGGTACCCCTGAGGGTAGTCCTGCACGGTGATATCTCGTGAGGCCGAGATGACACAGTCATCCCCATTCACGAGGAAACGGGCTTCTTCGTCAAACCTAGCTGCCCAGGAGGCAGCACAGTAAGACTGAAGACACAAGAGGGGGAAAGAGAGGTAAGCTCCCATCATCTGTCCATGCCGCACCCTCCTAAGTACACCCTCGCCATCCCGAAAAACGGGAGACAAAGAAGCTTTCGCCAACGCGCGAATGCTACGAGGTATCTTCACCGAAGAGAAGAAAAGTACTTGGAGGATGGTCTCAGCCACGTCATGGCGAAGACCGTCAGTTGCAGCCACCAGATCGACCGAGGTCTGGCGGGCGTTGACACAGACAGATGTCATCCTTTCTTCGGTCGGTGGACCGCAAAGAAGCCAATCCTGCTTTCTCAAGTGGGAGTATAAGAGACAATGCAGTGGCGCAAGAAGGTCGACCTTGTCATCATAGATGAGCAAAGGTCGGCACTTCCCCGCTGACATAACTTCTTTGTACCTCGCCTCGAACAACGGTGGCAAATCCGTTTCCGAGGTAGTCGAGGTAAAGAACTCTCCTCTTCGACCAGCCCAAAGGTGGTCAGCTCTAGTCTTTTTGTGAAGCCTAGAGGTAGGATTAGGAACGTGACAGCCGACGAAGCTGTGATAGTTCCTGTCCCACCCGGAAGAGAAGATCCGAGTAATGCAACGCCGAACGTGCATAAGATACTCGGAGGATGAGGGAGGGGGTTGAGAGAGTACGTTCTCTTCCCACTGAGAACGTACTGAGGGAGTGTGTAAGAAGCAACCCTTCGGCAGGTTGCGTTTTATTGACGAACAGGAATGGGCCAGTTCCCACCTGTCCTTCTTACACAAACGTTGCAGCGGGCAACATTCGATTTGACTTCCCGGCCGCTGGCGACGCGGGAAGGCTACAGAGGTCCGCTCCTTACCCTGTAGCAGAAGAAAAGAAAGGAAACGAGAGAGTTCACAAGGATTGCAGTCCGGTAGCTCAGAGTACGGAAGACCGTACCTGACCCGAAGCAACAGCAACCCATTATGGATCGTTTCCTTGGTGTCGCGCTCTGCCCTAGAGCAAAAACGACACCGCTTAGCCGTAGAACCGCTGGCGGAATTATCTACGGAGCGCGTAACGTGCGCCACGCGGCTACTGCTGCGCTGGAAGGCGGACTTACGCAGAGCAAACTGAGGCATAGACCAGCAGTTTGCGTATCCT